TCCGCTGATTTTATGGCATACGTAGGAAAAAAAGGACCGAATGGATCCGCTTGCATATATAACTCAAAACGCATTTGCTGTTTCGGGTTAAAATATTTAAAAGGTTTGTGTGTAAATGCCATGTGTATTTTATAAGCACAGAGGTGCACTGATGCACCTCTGTGATTTATTATTAATTATCCTGCGACAGGTCTTGTTAAAGGTACCGATGAATCTACGTCTCTAACTGGCACATTTGCATTTTGTACGGCCGGCATAGTTGCGTAATCATAAGTTATCGTTAAATCCAACATATTTAAATCATCCGAAGATAAATCCATGTTGCCCCACTTAGCATCTGCAATAAAAGCTCCATACAATAGGAACTGATCTACAGCGTCTCCATGAGGGCTAACTGCCTCAAATCTCAATGTTCTCTTATATTCCCAGATATACCCATCTTCTCCAGGAGTTACCAATCCTGTGTTGGGTTGAAGTAATCCGGAGTTGTGGTGAAGTTTACTAATCCAGTCATGTAAAAGTCTAGCTCCGTTTACTTCAATTGGGTCGTATAATGTAACAGAGATATCTTGCCATCTCGACTTACCTTTAACCTTAAATTCTGTATTGATATAATCTACAGTTACTGGGTTTTGATCAATCGAAGGCCTATCCGCTGTTTTAACCATGTAAGTAGGGATGTCCATTCCTCTATCATTGATATAGAGGACATATCTCATCTGCTGCTTAGGGTTAAAATATTTAAATGGAGAGTTTATAAATGCCATTTTATATTATTTTTTTTGTTTATTCTGTATCTCCAGGGAAAGAAGCTCCCGTAGGTAATACAAAGAAATCTAAGATTATGAATTCCGCAGTTCTAGTCGGTTTTAAATAAATAGCACCTCTTAACTCATTTCTGTCAAGAACGTCAGGAGTATTATTGGATTCGTCCATAAATACTCTAAAATCATATAAACCTTGATTTCTTCTAACGCTTTCTAAATAAGGTTCTGCGATACTTAAAAATCTAAGTCTAGTTTCTTTTGTGTTTTGTTCAAATACTAGATACCTAGAAGATGATGCAATGAATTTCTTAGCAGCTATTAATAATCTCCTTACATTAATCCTATCAAGTGCAGATCTCTTCTTTTGGAGAGTTTTTTGCCCCCATACAACTACTCCTTCTCTAGGATAGGTGGCTATAGGATTGATATTATATGTATAAAGTCTATCTCTATCTCCTAATGTTAATTTACGCTCTGCTTGTAGAGCTACGTCGATTGCACCTCTATTCAAACCGGCCGGAGCGTACCAAGGGAACTGTACGTAGTCATTAAATGCAATAACTCCTGATACTACAGTGGATGGTGGAACCCATACATTTCTTCCTAAGTCAGCATCAGCTATTTGTACCCATGGATAATAATAAGCAGCATAGGAAGTATTTCTTGCTAAGGCTGCATTGATAGCTTGTCCAATAGTATCTCCGTATCTAGTAGGGTCAATTACCATGAAAATATCTCCTCTATTTTCAATCATGGCAATAGCTTTTGTGATGATTTCACCATGTTGTTCACCTACTCCGTCAATAATTCCGGGCATGAGTAACATGTTAATATCATATTCATCTGCATTAGCTAAGATATCGATAGCATCTTTATAAGCAGTTGAGCCAGAAGCACCACCAGCTAAATCATCTAAATTAAATCCTTGACTATTTTGTCCGCTAATTTTATCAAAGAATGATCTAGGATGCTTTACATATCCATCAGATCCGCCGGAGAAAGTACCAGATACAGCAGCAGGTAAACTACTAGAGAATGCAGGAACTCTTATTTGTCCGCTTTCATTTAAGTAGTTGTAGTTTTCTTTAAATACTTCTACTCGGATATATCTTGATCTGTTAGGGAAAGATCCGCTTAACTGTAAGAAAGGGATACCATCAGAATCGTATCTTAAAGTGTACATTTGATCTCCGATAACTCTACCGATATAATTCGTATCGTTAGGGTCTAAAGTTAAATCATTATACTGCTCTACAATTACTTTCCTGTTGTGTCTGTCGTCTCCTCTTCTTATATACAGGTCAAAAGTACCTAAATCAGTATTAACGTCTCTTACTTCCCATCTTAAATTCTCTCTGTTTCCGATATTGAGTGCGCCACCTGTAGTATCATCCGCAGGACTTCCAACTCCATTATTAGATGCAATAGAAGTTAAAGCAGAGTTTCCGAAATTACCCGGAGAAACTAAGGTTAATTTAAATGTCTGTTGACCGGATGTAAAATAGGAACCAGTTAAATTGGCTTTTATTCCAGCGGGGGCAGCAGCATAAGCACCTCTAGTTACTACATTTGAACTAGCATATTCATAATCACCGGCAAGAACTCTTACTACGGTTAAATTTTCTGCATATCTCAAATATTCTTGTGCTACATAGTCCGTTAAGAACTTGTATTGTCTTTCAGATGTACCAGAACCCGAACTAAAAGGTCCTCCGAAAGCTCTTAGGTATTCCTCATAAGAAGAAATTGTGGTAGGAACGAATGCAGGACCTTTTAACGTAGGGCCAACAACCGCTGCTCCAATGGCTTGTATTTCTAAGGGGAGAAAACTCAGGTCTTTTTCTCTAGTAAATACGCCAGGACTGACTATTCTTTCTGCCATTTTTTTGTTTTTGTCAATTAAATATTATACAAAGAATTATTAATAAATTCTCATTTGTTATAAATATGTTTTAAAAATCTCAAACAATTAAAAAAATAAGAAATTAGAATAATCTTTCTGTCATGTTTACTTTTTTTATTGAAAATGCCTTTTGAATAGATGATTTCCTTTCTACAAATGCCGGCATGAGTGTAGCTAATACTCTTAATCTAGTGGATGCCTTTACAATTCTTTCTTGTTTTGATATGTTTACGGTAGAAAATGAAAAATCCTCAATATTTGTAACAAATTGGTAATCATTTCCCCACACAAAATTATTAACAGGAATAAACATTTCTACCACTTTATTTAGTTGTTCGTTAAAATCTGTCCAAATGTTTAAATCATAGTAAACGTAGTAGTATTCAGGTATTAAAGATATATAAAATTCTTTTTGTGGTAAATCCGTATTGCCTCTATTATTAGAACCGTATCTAGCATTGTTCTGCGTGTATCCCTGCCTATAATAAACCCTACTAGAAACTCTGTTATTTACATCTAATTTAGCAAAATCTTTATATTCCTCCATTCTTGTCCTAGACAATGTAATAACAGGGCATAGAAGTTTATTTTTCTCATCTCGCATAAAACCATTAGATTGAACTTGAGACCATAATTCTCCACTTCCATACATGACAGGAACATCTATCATTCTATCTCTATCTTGAATTTCAGGTTTGATGTTATTTCTAATGTATTGCAATATAGAATAATCTACATCATATATTGTAATTTCAGGAATCTTAATGTAATCATCATCCTCTCTTGTTTGTTCTGCTCTATTTACTTGATTTCTATAGAGTTGATTATACACCGTAGGATTTATCGTAGATTTAGCCATTTTAATATTTGTTTAGTTCATCATACGCGTCATTGATTCCGGACCTATAATCAGTGGTAGTTAGATTTGTTTTTCTACTTAAGTGTGCTTGTGCTATGACAGATATGTTGTAACCAAATTCAGATTCCTCTCCTAACACATGGGGTATATATGTTTCAGGATTTCTTCCAAACCAGGCGTTATCAGAGAATACATTGTTTAACTCATAAAAATCCATATCAAAAAAAACATAATCCCCGGGTTCTATAACTAAATCCCTTTCCAATAAATCATCTCTTAAGAAATAAAACGTAGCCTCTCTCTCAAAATCTAAACCAAAATCGGTATCTACAGTTTCTTTTGTTCCTCTTTTTACTATGCAATTTAACCTTGTGGCATTATAGAAAACTTTACTAGGAGCTTCTCTATATATGTTCTCTCTAGTATCCTCCCTAGATAATTTGTAAAGTTCAACCTCTAAGGCCATCACTTTATTCACTCTTTCCCTATTTATACTCCTAACTAAAGAAGCATCTCTACCACTTCCAAATAGTGCCATTATCCTACGTATATTTTAAGTGGAATTACTGCTAAAAATTTTTCATGAGCTTCTGATTCTGCCATCTTTCTTTCTAATTGAGATTGACGGCTAAATTGATCTAACTCTATTCTAAGAACATCTATTAATCTTTGCTTTTCTTCATTTACGGAATACATCAAATCTTCTGTATTCAGTACGATATCATCTTCTAATCCGGGTAAGGTCTTATACTTTCCTCTAACGTAAGCAAGCATTTCTTTAGATAGGACAAGTGTGTATTTCTTTATCCATTGCTTACCGATGTCATTTATACTAGAGTAAGGTAAAGTAAAATAAGGAATAGTAGCATGGCTATTTATCTTACCTTTACCTCCTTTATTCGCATTTTTATACTCGGAATCTAGTGTGTACTCAAACCAGATTTTATACTCTTTTGCAGGAGTTGGGAATATTCTTATTCTATTGTTAATTACTTCAAAGCCGTATGCAGATTTTCTAATTTGATCATTAAATTCTATAGCCTGCATTCTAAGAATATCATGATGCAGGGGCATTAATAAGAAATTAACTCCAGGACTGTAATTACCAAATCCGAATTGGTCTAATAAATTTTGAGTACCTAAGCCTGTTCCTACAAATGGGTCAAAATATTTTACAATAGCGGGTGGCGCATTGTGAAACATTTTTCTTATCATGAATTTATCTGTAGCAGGGTTTCCGGACTCTAAAGAAACTCTAGTTGGGTCTAATAAGCTATAAACTTGTTTTCCTTCTTTTACTAATATCGAGCCTGTGTAAAACGTCGTTCTTCCTCCTACGCCTATTTCTGTACCGTACTCCGCAGATATTTCTAAGACACCTGCTATTGAATTGGTAACTAATTCTTTTTCTAATCTAAGGGAACCAGTATTGAATCCCATCAATCCTAATATATTATCCTTAGCAGAGTGGGCATTAACTTGATTACTGTATTCAGAGATGGCTTCTTCAAAAGCGGTATAGAAATTAATATCTTGTAATTCAACGTCGGTAAGAGGGTAGCCTAATCTCCTAGCGCACCATACGGCTACTTTAGGGGCATCTTTTTGAAAATTAGTATCTTTATCAAATATTCCGAAAGGTGTAGATCCAGATACTGCGCTACCACTTCCAGGCCATATAGGTATGTGAACTGCCATCTGCTGTTTACAATAAATAGTATTAAAAAAGTCTTTTATTCACTTTTTAATATACTTGTCTTATAAAGGATACCAATACATACCTAACTCCAGAAATTACAGGTCTTGCACCATGTCTATGTGTTATCTGTCCCGGATGTATTGTTAATTCACCTACTTCTCCCTTAACTAACTTTTTTTGCTTTGAAAACCATGTACCTCCTCCTTCATACGCATCATTTAGAGTTAACACAGTAGAAAACGCAGAATCATCATGGTGTAAAGATAAGTGTCCTTGATTTTCCGGTGTGTATTTTATAATAAAGTTCTCAGAGCTAAATTTCTTCCATTTATCTCCGGTAAGTACAAAATTAGATTTTACGAGGGGATATATGTAAGTATTTAAAAACATGTCATAAGCATCATGTAATTGAAATTCATTGATTAACATGTCATGAGTTGGATAATAATAATGTCTATCTTTTGTCCATTTTCCACATTCTTCTGCTAATCTTATAACTTCACTGCAAAATTCTTTTTTAAATGCATGTAAATGTAAGACATCAGGTATAGGTTCATCTACAATTAAATCATATTCTTTATTTTTTAATGCAGGATTGATATACATGGATGACCATTTATCTACATCTTTTGTTAGATAGATGTTAGATGCAAATGAGTTACTAGATGTTTTACTTGTTTTTGAATTACTTGTTTGACTTACTATACATTCTTTTAAACTATATGCATTCATGTCTTGCCATATAAAGAATAAGTCTTTTCTTTCTGTGTTATCTGAATATGTACATGCTAAGAAGTCATCTACGGGTAAGATGTATTTTTCAAAGTTCTGTTCTAGTATTCTTTCTATGCCTAATTTTGATAACATGTAGGCATGAGATAACCATGAGTATCCTGGAGATGTGTATATGGAGTTTAGTATTTCATGATTCCCCGCCGATTTTTGCCTATCAAGATCAAGATACTGAGAATATCCCGGGGGAGGAACGTTTAAAGGATTTGGTATGTCTGAATCCTCTCCTAATTTTTGCCTACCGAGATACAAAAGACCCCAATCATCTAAGTCAATTTTTTCCGCGGGGAACTCTCCATCTACTTTAAAATCATCTTCTAAAATTAAAATAGAATCATAATTTTTCTTTTTAGCATCTTTCCATATAGATAAATGAGATAAAGCACATCCAATTTCCCCAGGTAATATATCCCGGTTATAATATGAATTACTATGATTATCTATTTTCCAATTATTGTACAAAGACCAATCAAAATCTACTTTAGGATTTCTACCATCTACAGCCTTAAACAAATGAAACTGACCCGGTATAATGCCTAGCTTATTAAATTCCGTGGTGTATCTCATAATAGCTTCATCAGATACATCAAAAGTAATCACATAGACAGCATCTATTTTTAATTTATTTTCCATGACAGTAATATTTATAAATTCTTTAGCAATCTTTACAGGATCAAAAAAATCAGTTATATTGTATTTAAGTGTATTACCATTAGGAAGTATTTTAAATTGACTATTAGATAATATAGATGATAACCATGAATCAAACTCAATACAATGAAATACAGTCTCCTTCAATCCTGCTCTAAATCTCGTTATAGGAATCAATCCTAACATCTGCATTTCAACAGCAGCCACACAAAATGTTTCATCATAATTTGAAGGATATAACCAATAATGTTTACTACTTGCAAAAGCTATCAAATCATCTTTACTCATAGAGCCATGATAATATACATTTTTATAAGTGCTTGTAACATGAGAGAAATGCTTTTCATAGTATTTTTCTCCGTATTTTGGTGTTACTATGTATAATGATGATTCCGGCCTATGATATAAAATCTGTCTCCAATGTGTCAAAATTTCCTCTAACCCTCTTTCTGCATGTGATATATAAATGTAAGAATCTTTAATCCTTGATTTGTTTATTCTTGGCACATCTATTCGTTTTACTGCATTGTATAACATGATGGAAGGTACGCCAAAAAAACGTTTCTCAAATTCTTCTTTATGATATTTAGATACACAAATAACACTTTTGAATTTAGGGTGGCTAAATACTCTATCTTGTAAACTTGGAACATTCTCTCCCTTATAGTAATTATAGAAGAAAGGATCTGTGTTATGTATCCAAAAATAAGATTTATCGTAGCTATCCTCTGATATTAAATCTATATAGTGAGTGTAATTTAAAGCAATTAGAATATCTGCCTGTACATTATAATCCTTTGTGTAAATAACGCCATTTAAAGCGTTCTCCTGCACTATCTCTCCCGTAATGAATACAGCGTGGCCTAGTGATGCAAAAGCCTCTGCAAGGTTGCGTAAGGCCCATTCAGTGCCAGCGAAGTTTTCTCCGCTGGCATGAAATTCCGGGTAATATCCAATATAAAACTTAATTGTCATAAACTACAGTGAGTTGGGGTATAAATACTTGAATATGTCGTCTAATGCTTCGTGTCTATGGTTAGTGGATAATCTTACGCAATTAACATATCTACTTTGGTCAACTACAGGTACTAGCTTAATTGCAGATTGTTCTTTATGCTTTAAATCTATCTGATTTTCATCTCCTGTAAATATCATGATTGTGTTTTTACCTAGTCTGCTTATGCACATGGATAGTTGCTCTCTTGTCAAATTCTGAAATTCATCTATAATACAAATAGCATCGTCAAAAGTTCTACCTCTAAAGTGAGCCAAAGATACAAGTTCTACTGATTTGTCGCTGTATAATCTTTCTACTGCTGATTGTTTTGCGTATGCCTTAGCTATGTTGTCTTTTATAGGGACTATCCAAGGCTCTAATTTTTCTTCAAATGTTCCGGGTAAAAATCCCATTTCTTCGGTAGCAACCATCGGTCTAGTAATGACTATCTTATTTATTTCTCTTCTAAAAAATTTATCGAGAGCTATTTGAGTTGCAAGTAGTGTTTTGCCACTTCCGGGTTTACCTAAGACAAAATTAACAGGATGCATTAATATCTTGTCTTTAGCTTCTTTTTGGTCGTTTGATAATTGAATATCAAATTTTACCGGATTCTTCGGCAACCTCTTTTCTGTGTTTTCCGCCATGTAGTTTTTATAATAAGTACGTTTTATAATTTAGTATTTGCTGATGTAGCTACCATCTTTTTTTATAGCAGGAGATCTTTTTAATTTTATATAAGGGTCATCAATGGTTTTATTAATATACAAATA